CAAAAATAGAGTTTTTGTTTATAAACTCACTTTCATCTTTGGTATTTCTATTTGGAGTAAATCCAGTAGCAGTATCTTCACCAAAATATTCACCTTGTTTAGTTCCTACTTTTTTGTAGTTAAAACTTTTAATATCGGTTGTCATATCTAATAATGGCATTATTTAATCCTTACCTTGATTGAGGAGACCATCAGCAACCCGTTGTCTTTGTATACGTTCGCTTTCTGCTGTTGTTTTTTCAAATTCAAATCGTTCTCTCTGTAGGTCAAGTTGTTCTTGTTGAAATTTTCTATCTGATTCAGCTTTACTTGCAGCCGAGTTTGCTGTTTGTTTAGCATCTTCTTTTCTAGCAGCTTCAGCTTCTTTACTTCTCATAACCATTTCTCTAGCTATTATGACACCATCAATTGCTGCTGAACCTGCCATACCTAATGGTCCAAGTGAACCAACTGCTCCACTAGCAATTTCCAACCCGGCACCCGTAAAATCTCCTTGCATGGCTTTCATCGCACCAAAGAATAATCCAGGAACCCATCCTATTCCAGGTATCTTTTTCATTCCCATTTTCATTAAAGCTTTGGAAACTCCTTTTTGAGCAACTTTTTCTGCACCTTCCATTCCTATTGCTTTAGCTCCTTTTGCGGCTACTTCTGCGGTCTTACTTTTTGTAAAACTTAAAGCATTTTTTACTCCACCTAATATTTTTCCAAATGAAGGTATCTTATCAGCTAAGATAGATATAGCCTTACCTATTAGTTTAAAAAAACCTACTATAGGACCGAATGTTTTGTCCATTAGTTTAAGTGTCATGTTGGCGATTTTATAAATAAATCGTAAAGGTATAAAAAGAGGGTAAAGTTTGTTAAACTTATCTACAATTTCTTTTCGATTTGCCATTAACCAATTGAACATATTAACAATGACCTCTCTAGTCTTTTCTAATACTTCAAGTATCATGTTTTGGATAGGTGCCAATTTGGCAATAAGTTGATTTGTTATATCTAAACTTTGATTTACTTGTTTAGTAGCCTCTGCAGATGCGTCTTTTACATCCATACCACCTTCACCACTCATCAATTTCATCAATTCAGATACATCTAATCCTGCTGCTGAAGCAACTGATCTTTTTTGTAATACATCCATTTTATTAAATGCTTCTGTTCCACCTACTTGATCTACAACTGCTTTAGCTGCTCCAGCCAAGTCTCCTTCTAACGAAAGTTGTCTAGCCTTATTTAGATTGATATTTCTACCTATCATTAACGAAGCTGTCATTTCTTTTTCAATAGAGGATTCAAAATCTAATAATGAATTAGCCATTTTAGCTGTAGTAGCAATACTCATACCCAACTTCTTAGCCTGTACAGCGGCCTCAGCTATATTTGTTCCACCGTCTTTTGCAAATTCAGCAAATACTTCTGTGTTATCTGCAATATCTGCCATAACATCTCCAGCAACAACTCCATTTGTTATTGCTAAAGCAGTAAATTCTTTCATCTTATCTACGGCACCTGCCATATTACTAGCAGCACCTATTGTCATAAAGTTTTTAGCTAACTTAGCAGAAGTATCAGTAGAGATACCGAGTGAGGCCTGTAATCTACCGAGAGTCTTTACATTCTCTACGGACATACCTTTCATTGTACCAAATTCTTTAGCTAAACTTTTAGCTGTCTGTATAGCATCATAACCAAGAAGTTTACCTTCTATTTCTGCTGCTTTCATTTGAAAAGCAAGTTCTCTAGCCTGTACAGCAGATATACCTAACTCTTTTGCTAACGATTGAGTGTAACGAAGAAATTTTATAATCAGTGCTAACGCACCTGCTAGAAGTGCACCTATTACTAGTAATGGATTAGCCAACATAACTGCAGTCATTGTTTTTATACCAGCTACCATACCCTTTATGGCCATTCTACTCATACCCAAACTGGCAAGAAGTTTATCCTGTATTTGTTGTTGACCTTGCATCGTTCTTGCCATATTAATATTAGATTCAACAATACCAGTAGATACATTTAATCTATTTTTCAATTGTATATATTCGTCACTACTTTTGTCTAGACCTGACTTATCTAACTTTTCTTTTTTTATTTTTAGTTTAACTAATTTTTTCTCTGCACCATTTATGTCATAGTTTAAACTAGATTCCTTTCCTAGTGTTTTTAAAGAATCCTCTTCTGTATTTAAAATATCTTCTTTTAATTTTTTTTGTTCTTTTAGATTGTGAAGTTTTTTTATATCTTCGTCAGAAGCTTTCTTACCATCTGCTTTAATTTTTTTGGCCGTTGCAAGTATTTCCTTATCTACTTCAAGGATTTGTTTTCTAATCGCTAAATCTGATTTAGCATTGTCTATTGATTCTTGGTCTGCCATTATTTATTCCAGTTACTTCTTTCGCCAAAAAGATGACTCATTTCTAAGGCGTTTCATTATTCTTTGGTAGTCTTTATCGTATTGCAATTTAGCCCTTTCAAATTCAGCATCGGACATTTTTTTAATTGATTTTTCTATGGCGTTAAAAAATTTATCTAACAACCCTTCTTTGTATAATCGTATTATAGTTTCTTTAGTTTTACTCATAATAGCTTCCTTATTTTGAATTGATGTATTCAATAATAAATATCAAAATAATGTATTTTATGAATACTACGTTCTATTAGATCTGGCCTTTTTCATAGCCTTTTCTTTTTCTTTAGCTACTTTTACTATTTGTTCTAAATAATATTTTCGTAAATGTAATGGCATAGTATATACATCATTAAAGGTAAATCCTTTACCATAATGTATTAAAGTAAATACTTCTTGGTGAGTGTATTCCTTATGTTTAGGTGTCAGGCCAAAAAAACCCAACTCCTATCGGTATAGTTACCGTATGGAGTTCTCCTATTTGACTTTCATATTCTGTTTCAAAAATAATGTCTGGTGTAATACCGGCAACATACTTACGGAATTCTTTAGTATCTAATGATAAAAATCTATTGTCTACAAAATCACTAATGGTATTAAAGTCTGTTTCACCATCTACTGAAATAATTGTATTTTTTAATCTAGTAGTTAGTTCACTACTAACACCTGTTGCTTTAGTTATTTTAGAAAGTGCCTTTATATGTTGTTCTATCTTTTTCTCATCACTATGAGTTAATAGTTTAAATTCTATATTTGCCTTACTATTAGGTAGTTCAAATGAAAATTTATTTTCTCCAGATTTAAACATTTTATCATCAATTTTTTTTGATTCTAATTTAGTTAAATCTATATTAAACTCTACCTTTAAAGTAGTATCTGGATCTTCTATCTCTACTACATAATCTTTTCCATAACCTAATACTCTAGTACCTAACATTAAAGCATTCTTGTCTCCAATCAACATATCATCTAACTTAACCTTTGGATCTGCAATTACAGATTCAAGTAATCTATCTATAACAATTCCTTTATCAATTAAATTAGTTGATGTTAATATATCTTCTTCTTTAGCGGTCATGTATTTTACATCTATTTGACCTGAACTTAATGGATGGTCTTTTGGGTATAACAAACCTTTAGACGGTAATGCTAGCACTTCTGTAGGAAATGCGTATTTTTTTTCTGACATTATATTCTCCTAATGAATTAAAACCTATTTTGTTTATAACTATATTAATAAGTAGAAAGGACTTCTACTTTTTACCAAACTTTTCTGCAGCTGTTACTCCTAATCCGACAACGGATATATACATAAAACATTCTAATATTTTGTCTTTGACCTCAAATGCTGTAAAGGTATCTGCACCCCAACAACATATTAACATGAAAAACGATGCGAATCCGACAGCCCTTTTGGATGACACTTTCGCATCGCTTGACAACATTTCTCTTAAAAAACTCATACTTACCTCTTAGAAAGATAGGATAGCATAATCGTAACGAAGTGTCAAACTAATGTCTGCCACATCTGTTCCGTTAGCCATATCTAAATCATTGAAGTTAGCACTTTGAATAAATGCACCTTTTAATATCCACTCTTCAACCTTATCACCCACTGGTCCTAAAAGATTAAATGTAATTTCTTTCTTGTAGAAATCACTATATCCATCACGACCTGTAACAGATTCATGGTGTAATCTAACCCACTCCATAACTGCCTGTGCACCACTTGGAACAATTGGATCATACATTGTTATTTCTAACGGTTGCCATGTTCCTTTACCTTTTAAGTATCGTTTAATGTTTATATGATTTAATTCTATTTCCTCAAATTCAATAGATGGTCTAGCCATTGTTTTTACAAAGTAAGATGGAATACCCTCGATGTACATCACGAACCGATTTTTTGTTTTCGGTTCAAACGGGGTAAAAAAGATTTCATCGGCACTTAAAATATCAGCCATTTTATTCTCCTAAAGTTAGGTTTTGTTATACATTAATAAATATCATGAAATTAAAAAAAATGAATAGTTTCTTATTTATCATTATTCATAGTTTTTTTGAAGTTTTTTATATAAAGAAAAACCCCACTAAAAAAATGGGGTTTCTCATTACGTTTTTATATGTATAAGTTAGACTTACTCAGGGAACGCGGCTCCTGTAGGTAAGATTACAAAATCCAATACAATGAACTCTGCAGTTCTTGTAGGTTGGATAAAGATTTGTCCGACCAGTTGATTTCTATCCACAACATCTGGAGTGTTATTTGAATCATCCATTACTACTTTGAATGCACTCAAACCACTATTTGATTGAACTGATTCTAAGAAAGGATTAACTATTCCTAAGAATCTGTTACGAGTAGCAGCAGTGTTTTGTTCAAATACCAAGAATCTTGAAGAACTTGCAATAAACTTACGAAGTCTAATTAACAATCTTCTTACATTGATTCTATCTAATGCAGATGGTTTACCTTGTAGTGTCTTTTGTCCGAAAACAACAACACCTTGTCCAGGGAATGAAGCAATTGGATTAACTCTACCTTCATACAACTCATCTCTTTCGGTATGTGTCAATCTTGTTTTAGCTTCTAATACTGAACCTAAACCACCACGATTTAAACCAGCAGGTGCAAACCATTCGTGTGCTACACTATCTGTAAAAGATATTACACCAGGTAATACTACAGAAGGCGGAACCCACATTGGTTTGTTCTTGACATCATCTATGATTTTAACCCAGGGATAATAAATAGCTGCATAATTCGTATCCAATGTAGAAATATCAGAAACTGCAGTAGAAACTGCTTGTCCCCATCTTGAACCATCCATAATATAAAAAGCATCTGCTCTAGCTTCAACTTTAGATATAGCATGTTTGGTAACTTGACTATGATACTCATGTATTATACCAGGTGTTACTAATAGATTGATATCAAATTCATCTGGATTAGAGACAGCATTTATAGCTCTCTTGTACGCCTTAGTTCCATTTGTAGTAGAAGTTGAACAATCCAATCCTTGTGTATTAGTAGCTACAATTTTATTACCAGTCAACTTATCTGTTGTTGGAACATCTCCATCAAAACCACCTTGAAATGGTACAACAAATTTTCTTTGTGCCTTATGTGAAGTAGATAATTTAATCTTAGTTGATCCATTAGCAACTGTTCCAGTCAAGTCGTCACTAGCAGATGCATGTCCATTTTGTAGTTCTAAGTTAAATACCGTATTCAAACCAACAGATTGTTGTGCTGCCTTTGGTAATGGTGCAAGATATTGTTGATTATCGTAAGCAGTTTTCGCAAAATTAAATCCATAAAATACGTTTTGGTCAAAATTACCCAAAGTATTTGTTTGTGCTATTACTTGAGCAGCTGCTGGAGCATCTGAACCTGTAATAGGTTGGATTAACTTATCAAATCCCATTGGTACTATATCTTTAGCAATACCGTTTAATTTCTGTGGATAACCAAGTCCATCATCTGGAGTTGATCCATCAGGTGCAATGTAAATATGTACTGACTTATTAGGCCAATCTCCGTGATAAAGTAATTTACCACTTGAAGTAATAGTTACATATCTATCACCAATAGCACGTGCTACATAGTTAGATGAATCTGGATCAAAGTTTAAATTGTTAAACTCTTCAAGAACTTCACCATCGTTGCTTTCACCAGGATTATTTCTCAATACTTTTATAGTAAAAGCACCATAATCACTACCAGGTACATTACCAGCGGAAGTTATATCAGATATACCAATTTTAAACTGTTTATTCACATCAGTACCTTGTGAACGAGTTTTTATCTGAAATAATGATTTATAAGCACCACCGACTAACTGTGATATAATGTAAGGTGTAGTTGCTTCTTGAAAATCTTGTTGAAAATCTTCACCAGCACCAGTAACAAAACTTACAGTAACTGCTTCACCACCAGCTTGTGCATCCGCATGTGTTCTAAAGTTTTTATAAACATACAACTTAGAATTAGCATTTACCGGATCAGTACCAAAAGCGTTCTCAATATAATCAGCACTTGTAGAATCAAAAGATGCAGAAGCACCTTGTGCAGCACTATCTTCTGTAAAGTTTAAGGTAAACACTGCCTTAGTAGCATTAGCTACCGAAACAGCAGAAATAGCTTGATTAGCAGCTGCTGACGTTGGTTTTAAAACTGCAGCAACTTTTCCATCCATTTTTAAATGAATGCTATCATGTTTGTATCCACCTAATCCCATCACACGAACAATCGTAACTGTCGGTGCATTTTTTATGTACTCTTTTACTGTATAAGGTACATAGTATTTTTCATTTAATCCACCAAAGATATTTTCAAATTGAGCAAAACTTGTTACCTGCGTAGGAACAAAAGCTGGACCTTTAGTTGTAGGTCCAATAATTGCAGCTCCAATTTCTGCTATACCTTGTGGTAGAAATGATAAGTCCTTTTCTCGTGTAAATACACCAGGACTTACTATTCTTTCACTCATGTCATTCTCCCAATTATAATTTAATGAAATTTTATGTAGTAATAAATATCATATAGAAATTTCAAACTACATCCACTTGGAGAATTATTTAACTTTTAGTAGGTGTTTTTTCCTCTTCTACTGATTCTTGAACTGGTTGTGGAGTAAATACTCCTGTTTCAGGGTTCAATGAACCTGGTCCATACTTCTCGTTTAGTTCTTCAACCAATTTTCTTTCGGTATCTTGATTGTCCGTATAAGCTTTATGAACTTGTTCGTCTGCGTTATCTAATTCTTCCAACTGTTGTTCTAAAACCAAGCGTCTAACTTTCAATGCACCAAAATCCTGTTGAACCTTTCCGTAAGTTTCTCTTAACTCACTTAATCCTTTCAACTCATCTTCGGTAAATTTAATTTCTTCAGCCATAATATAACTCCTATATTGTTTTTTATGCGTTTTTAATTACTTTAATAAATATAACTCAAAAACCCCAAAATGTATTTTTTTAGCGTTTTTCTTTAAATTTCTATAACTTTATACTTTCTTTTTGTACTATCGGCTTTCTCTAACTCCAACATCTTACGATATGCAGTATCTTCAAGGTTATATTCATGTAAGGCATCACTACTACCACTTAATTGTGATACATAAATTGTATCTGAACCTGAAGTGTATTGCTTTACTATTCTAAATTTTGCCATTAATGTTCTCCGTTGGTAATAAATATAAAAAAATTAATTTTTATACTCCAAATCTACTTCTTAAAGCGTTGAAATTATGTAATATTTCTATTGCAGATAATTCTCTATCATAAATATTATTTTGTGTCATGTGACCTGACCAATTAGCACCATCTGCAGCATAATTACCAATCCGTAATGTTCTACTACTGTTTAAATTTGCACCAGCATTTCCTGAGTTTGATACTAAACTTCCATTTACATAAAATTTTGGAGCAGAACCATTCCAAGTAACCGCTACATTATACCAAACATCTGCACTAATTATACTATTTGCAGTATCTTGGTAATTGGTATTACCATAATGTGTTCTTAATTGGCCACTTGAACCAACACCAAACCATAAAAAATTATCAGAAGTTGTGGTAGCTATAAACGGCCTCCAAGTATTAACATTATTATTTAGTGCCCATACTGAAAATGTAGCGTTACTACTTGGTGGAGCTATATTTGTAGTTATATAATCTGTAGTGCCGTCATAAGTAAAATACCCACTAGTATTAAATGTAGCATTAGTAAGTGTTCCTGTTGATGTTCCAATTACATTATTTACAGTTGTACCACTTCCAATATAACTATTTTTATCCAAAGCGTCTATACAATGTATTAATCCATCTGTTACTATATCTGTTCCCCCATGAACTGCCATAATTATACTCCGAACCTTGTTCTTTCAACGGTATAGTTTTTCAAAACCTCCGCGGCTGATAATGCCTTTGTATAAACCCTCACAGGTCCTACCTGTCCATTGAAAGCTTCATTAGAACTACTATTACCAACTAATAATTCTACTTCTGACCAATCATTTAGTGTACCCGAAGTATTACCACTATCTGCCAATGAACCATTTAAATATAATTGAGCAGTATTATTATCAGAATTATAAACTCCTGCAATATGATACCAAACATCAGTTGATAAATCACCAGTAACGAAAGTAGCATCACCTGTGATATCAATTTCCTCTAATCTCCATTCAATCTTACTTGTGCTATGGTATCTATTCAACATCCATCCAGATTTACTAGTTGAATTCCAATAATCAACTAACCTAAACCAAGCTTGGTCAAATGCATCAATATTAAACCAACAATCACAAGAAAAACTTGTTTGAAATCTAAAATCAGTTGTTGATAGAGTGAATTCATTTGTACCACCATCAAAATCAAAAAATGAATTTATTGCGGTTGTCTGATGAGTTGCACCAGTAATAATCATATTTCGTGAACCAACTAAATCATACATGGTAGTACCTGAATTGGGATATCCAATAGGATCGTGTCCATCTATCCACCAAAATAATTGGTCTTTTGTTATTCCTGACTCAAATGGTCTTGTTGCTCCGTTATGAAATGCCATAATTATACTCCGAACCTGCCTCTTTGGGCGTTAAAGTTTTGTAATACTTCGGTTGAGGTTAATCCTTTACCATTATAAATCTTTATATTAGCTATTTTTCCATCAAAACTATGATTACCACCTTGTTGTTCTCCAAATAATATTGCTGATTGATCATTTCCAGCAGTGCTATCAGTTTTATTTGCTCTTGAAACACCATCTATGTAATATCGTATATCACTACCGATTCTTGTAAAAGTATGACATGACCATCTGTTTTGTAAATCTGTTAAATTACTTGTATTTACCCATCCAGTATTACTCTGATTTGATAATAGTATCACTCTTGGGTTATTACCTGTAGATTCTATTGCAGGATTTAATTCATCAAATGTGGTTGAATTATACCAAACCGTTGCACCACCTTCTTGACCTACATTATCAAAATACAACCAACACTCTACTGCAAAGTCTGCAAAGTCAAACTTTGTTGAATGAGTTAAGGTTAGTTTATCACTTCCATCAAAATCAAAACAACCACCAGCTAATGTATTATATGTTGGTTCTGTTCCACCACCACCAACAAGACCAGTTAAATTAAAATCACCCATTATATCGTTCCAGTCATTACCTGAACCTACATAACTATGTTTATCTGATGCGTCATATAAATTTGATAATCCTTTTGCTACTATTGGTGGTGGTCCGTAATTTATTCCCATTTTTTATAATCCAAATCTATGTTTATGTGCATTATAGTTTTGAGTATGTTCGGCTAGTGTTATTCCCCTATTGTAAACTTGTATCATAGCCCATCTAGCACTTTGACCATAAGAACCTCCACCTGTTCCACTTCCACCAGCTCTTGAACCCCAATTTAATTTGGAAGTTGCTAATGCTGAACTAGCACTGTTACTAGTATCTTGTTGTGCACCATTTACCCAAATATATGAATTACCACCATGAGTTTGTGAAACTGTTACATAACGCCATACATCTTTTGTCACATCGTATCCAAATGAGTTACTAGCATGTCCATAACTAAATTGTGTATTGTTACCTTCCAGTAAAGGTCTTGTATCAGCACTATTTGCAGCATTTCTTGACTCAAACAATATTCCATAATGATTATCAGTTAAATGCATATACCACCAACTAAGAGTTAAATCAGCACTAGCGTCTCTTACCCAAGGCATTCTCATGATGCCAGAAGTACTTGTTTGAAAATATCCTCCATTACTTGTACTATAATTGCCTTCATTTGAACCAAGTATTAATCCATCATTTCCATTTCCACTTACATCAAACCAGGTTGTTCCTGTGCCTGGATAACTAGCAGTATTACCAGCATCAAAACAATGTGTCAGTCCATTAGTAACTATTGAACTTGGTGTTCCTATAAACATTCCCATATTTAATTCTCCTATATAGTAATATATATAATACTATTTTGTATTATACTGTAATATTTTAATAAAATCTTTGTGTGATTGTATTTCTCTAATGGTAGCAGCATCAGTTGTCCACATCCAAACTTTACCTGTTTTAGTACTTGAATCATAAGTTAATGTAGTACTACCACAAGATAAATGTCCTAAATCTTGTAAAATACTTGGTTTAATTCCTTCTACATTTCCATCATCATCAGTATCATCAATAAATTTCATTTCAACTAAAATACCCTTTTTTGTTCCTTCACTCGTATCATAATAATAAAATTTACCTGCCATTATGAACTCCGATACATTCTAATCCAATCTATATCAACTGGACCAGAGCTATTATTTAATCTTGCAACCATAAATCTAATACCATAGAAATCATCGTAAGTTGAGTCTGTCATTGGACCCAATACAGTACTATTATTTATATACACATACCACTTACCAGAACTAGTTCTTTTTATTTTACAAGTTTGTGATGTATCATGTGAAAATGCATTACTACTACTAGTATCAATTGTAGTTTGAGAACCAGCTGAAGTAAATTTCTTCATCCAAATATATCTATTTGAACTATCATCAAATTGAAATCTATATCCAGACCATGTTCCACTATTCCAGGTATCTCCTACTGCAGAATTTGTTTCAATAAAAAAATTTAAATCTTTAGTTGTGGCAGTTGGCATATAAAATGAAAATTCTATTGTTATTTCATTAGAAATATTAACCCAGGGATTAGTATGAGTACCACTAATCATATCAATATTAGTAGTTCTCCATTGTGAATGATTAGAATTAGAGGTATTCCCCATTCTTATTTTATCATTAAGTGCGGAAGATGTTCCACCACCTAATGCACTCCATACTGGTCTTGTAGCAACTACAAAATTATCAGCTGTTGTTGGAAATGACTGACTATCTCCTAATGAGGTATTAGCAAATGTAAGTCTTGTGTCAGCCGGTGTTCTTGTACTAGTAGTAGTAAAATCATCAACAAAATATCCACTAAATGGTGGTACAGCATCATGGTCATAGGCATAAAATTCACTCATATTATGTGGTGTTGAACCATTTGGCCTATCTGCAGAGGCATTAGCAGTATTTATAGTAGCTTCTGTACCATCAGAACATTCTTTTAATGATATTGAATTACCATCAAAAACAACATTACTGTAATTATTACTATTTAATTCTTGATGTATACCCTTTAATGATATTTCTCCACTACTTGGAACTGCCATCTTTCAACTCCTGTATTTCAGATTTTAATTCCTCGATTTGTTTTTGTTGTTCTTTCATAGATTCTATCAATAATCCAACCATATTACCATAAGAAACTGAATATTTACCCTCATCATCTTGTTCAACAACTTCTGGTAACACTTTTTCTACTTCTTGAGCAATAACACCAATTTTTTTAGATTTATCCTCAATGTCATTTCTATTATATGAAACACCCCTTAATTGTTTTACTTTTTCTAATGGATTTTCAATTGTTTCAATATTATCCTTAACTCTTCTATCCGAATATGCAATTACATCAGCAGTTGCTCTTATTGTGCCAGTTACATCTAAAGCATATGATGGATCGGTAGTAGCATATGGAAATGAAGTAGCAGTCTTATTAATAGCAACATATCCTGAAGTATGATGGATGAACATTTTTGAATCTTGTTGACCAGTTCCAAAATTATCATTAGTTGTATCAATTAAGAAGTGTAAATCTTGTCTTTTAACACCATCACCTCTTGATTTTGCTACTATAGCAGTTTTTCTTTGGTTATAATTTCCATCGTTTGCAAATCCTAAAGCTATTCCACAAATCTCTCCATTAGCATCTATCTGACTTCCACCAAAATGAGCTAATTCACCGGGATCAAGTTTTACTTCAA